TAACTACGTTGATGTAGAAATAGCAAATCAATATCAACTGCAAAATCAAAAGCAGAAAGGAGGAAAAGATAATGAAGGAACTGGAAACACGCAAGTATAGTTTTGAAGTACGCGCGGAACAAGACGAAAAACACGGAAACATCATAACCGGTGTTCCTATTGTTTATGAAAAAGAAACCGTTATAGCCGGTTGTTTCAGAGAAGTTATTCACAAAGGCGCTTTGGATAAAGCGGATCTGACAGATGTAAGGTTTTTAGTAAATCACAAGTTAGACGGAATTCCGTTGGCGCGCAGTAGAAAAAATACAGAAAATTCTACTATGAAGTTGACCGTTGGAGATAATGGGCTAAATATCAGAGTGGATTTAGATACTGAAAATAACTTGGAAGCTCGCAGTTTGTACAGTGCAGTACAGCGTGGAGATATTACGGGTATGTCTTTCCTTTTCGGTGTCAACGAAGAAAGATGGGAGGATTTGGACAAAGACTTGCCATTAAGACATATCTACAAAATCAGCACAGTAGTTGAAGTGAGCGCGGTAACAATGCCGGCTTACATAGACACTGAAATAAATGCTCGTGGAGACTGCGCGCCGATTGGTGGAGACTGAAAGGCAAAAGCGAGAACAATCGGTGGACACTGATTTACTGGCGTTAGCCAAAGAAAAAATTAAAAATGTTTCAATTTGTATGGAGGTTTAATATGAAAGATTATTTGAAAAAATTAATTGCAAGAAAAAAAGAAGAAGTAAAAAATTTAATGAAAAGAAGCGCGGAATCAGAAGATATTAACGAGGTGCGCTCTATCGGTGAAACCTTAACCGCGTTAAGAGATGAAATCAATGAAGCGGAAGAGCAACTAAAAAAAGAAGAGGAAAAAGAAGGTAACAGCCAGCAAGGTCAATCCGACAATCAGGGACAAGAACCGCAGCAAAGAAGTTTTGACCCAACAAAAACTTATGGCGCTATGAGAATGGTTGGAAGTTTTGGTGAAAGCAAAGAATCTAGAGATAATGACCCCACAAACACAGAAGAATATAGAACGGCATTCCAAAACTATATTTGCAATAATGTTCCGATCCCTGAAAATTTGAGAGCGAACGCAACAACCAAAACAACAGATGCAGAAACCGTTATCCCTACTGTTCTTGTAAATCAAATTATTGAAAAACAAGAATCTGTCGGAATGATCCTTCCTTTAATCACAAAAACAAATTACGCTGCCGGTGTGGAAATTCCAACTAGTGCATTAAAACCAAAAGCTACATGGGTAGCAGAAGGTGGAACAAGCGACAAACAAAAGAAAACTACAGGAAAAATTACATTTACACACTACAAACTGCGCTGTGAAATCGCTATGTCAATGGAAGTTGGCGCAATGGCATTAAGTGCTTTTGAAGCAAAATTCGTAGAAAATGTTGTTGAAGCTATGGTAAAAGCAAAAGAACAGGCTGTTATTAGTGGTACAGGTAGCGGACAACCAAAAGGTATTTTACTTGAAACTCCACCGGAAGGACAAGCTATCATTGTAGCAAAAGCTGGAAAACTGGATTATAAACTGTTATGTACAGCGGAAGCTGCAATTCCGGAAGCGTATGAAGCAAATGCTAAATGGTGCATGAGCAAAAAAACATTTATGGCATTTGTAGGCATTACAGATGCAAACGGACAACCGGTCGCACGAGTAAATCACGGTATTAACGGAAAGCCCGAAAGATACTTGCTAGGTAGAGAAGTTGTCACTTGCGGCGATTATATGAAAAATTATGCTGATACAGTAGAAGAAGATACAATCTTTGCGTTTATCTTTAACTTTAAAGATTATGCTATGAACTCTATCTATGATATCGGAATTCAGAAAAAACAAGATTGGGATACAGAGGATTTGCTAACAAAAGCCGTAACTGCATGCGACGGTAAAGTGGTAGACGTTAACTCTTTAGTAACACTCAAAAAAACAGTAGCGTAATGCAAAGGGGATAGGGCTATGTCGGAATTTAACTTATTGGAAGAAGTGAAGAAAAATATAGGTTTGGGTGGCAATGATTATCACGACCAAACGATACAAAGTTACATAGATGAAGTAAAACAATATCTACTGGACGGAGGTTGTAAACCCAAAGTTGTAAATTCTCCTTCTTCTGCTGGGTTAATCGCAAGAGGTGTTTTGGATTTATGGACACCTACAGGAGCGGCAGACTTTAGTCCATATTTTAAAAGCAGAGCGATACAACTTGCATTAAAGGATGATGAAGATGTACAAACCAAGTAAACCTTTTATTACACCCCTTCAAATACTTCATGTGGAAACGAAGAAAATAAATGGCGTTGTAACAAAAGCATATACCGATGGTGAAGTTATAAATGGCAGTTTTGCCACATACGGAGGAACAGAAACCGCGGTTAACGGTGTGTACAGCATCATTGATACTGCAACGATAGAAACATACTACACAGATAAAATTAAAAGTGACGATCGCATCAGACGTTTGACGGACGGAGCTGTCTTTGAAATCAAAGGAGAGCCGGAAAACATAGAGATGCGATTTTTATTTTTAAAAATCAAAGTGCAGCGTGTAAAGGGTGGGGCGTAATGGCGAAATTAGGGATTGAATTTGACGGCTTTGAAAAATTGATACAAAAACTGGAAGATGTGGAAGGTGCTTCGGAACAAGCGGTAGAAAATGCACTTGTAGCAACGCATGAGCTTGTAACACGAAATTTGCAATCTGCGATTGCTCCGCATAGACGTACAGGAGAAACGGAAAAATCTCTTAAAAGAAATGCGGAAGTTACGTGGGTTGGAACAACCGCTGAGGTGGAAGTTGGGTTTGATATAGATAACGGGGGTTTACCTTCTGTTTTCTTGATGAATGGAACCAAAGTTAACGGAACGCCTAGAGTAAAGCCAGATACAAAATTACAAAATGCAATTTACGGAGCTAAAACCAAAAAAGAAATAGCGGAATTGCAAGAAAAAGAGTTCAGAAAGTGTATAACGGGGTGATGTTTTGAAAGAAAAATTAATCGAAATTTTAGAAACAATGGGTTATCCTGCATATCTGCAAGGTAGTATGTCGGAATATGATGAATATCCCGAATCTTTCTTTACCTTTTGGAATTTTGACACAGAAGAAATACGGCACTATAACAACAAAGCAACTTTTATATCATATGGCTTTTGGGTTTACTTCTATAGTGTAAATCCCGCACTGGTAGAAAACGTTATGAAAGAAATCGTCGCTAAACTAAAAGAAAACAGATTCTTAATAACGGTGGCGGGAATGGATGCAGACAGTGGAACGAAAACTCATACAGGAAAAATGATAGAAATTTATTATACGGAGGAAATTAAAAAATGATTATCAGAGAGTTTAGAGGTATCACCGATTTAGTGATAGCCGAAGTAACAGAAGATACAGTAGAAAATTTTACAACCGGTACGCCGGAAGAGTTCGCAGGCGCATCGGAGCTGTCAAGAACGACAGAAACAAGTAGTGAAACGCACTACTACAATAACATCCCTGCTGTTGTAATTGAAGGAACAGGAGCGGATACAGTTACAATTTCAGCTTCTGCTCTTCCTTTGGATTTGCTTGCAAAAATCACAGGTCAATATCACGATGAAGCAACAGGTATGATGGTAGAGTGTGAAAGAACCACAAAATATTTTGCGATCGGATATAAAACAGAGATGACAGACGGAACCCCAATTTTTGTATGGAGATTAAAAGGTACTTTTGGTATTCCAGATTCTACACACGTGACAAAAGATAACGGCACAGGCGCAAATGGTCAATCTGTTACTTATACAGGTATCTCCACTACACATAAATTTACAAAAACAGGAAAAGAAGCAAAAGCGGTTGTTGTAGAAATTTCCGGAGATAAAATTGATTCTAGCAATTTCTTTGAAACTGTGCAAACACCGGACACTGTAAAAGTTAAAAGCGAATAAGGAGTATAAAAATGGAGTTAAAACTGGTTACATATAAAAAAGAAAATGGAAAAAAGATTGTAGACAAAACTTTTTGTGCATCTGAATACACCCTTTCTTTTGGCACGATTGAAAATTTTATCAAAGTGATTGATATTGAAACTTTAACTAGATGCAAAACAGATGATGATCTTTTAATGTGGTGCGGAAAAGCAGTATTACAGGGTTTCGACCAAATCGCGCCGTTAATGCTAGATATTTTCGAAGATTTAACGGTGGAACAACTGAAAACCGCACAAAAGATATTGCTAAAGTAATAATTGGTGTTATGAAATATACTTTTTCCGAAATCATGTCTTTAGGTAAAGAAAAAAACTAGGACAGGGGGAGCGAGAGCTTCCCCTGTATCAAATGTTTTTTATACTGCAAATGAATATGTGCAAAACCTTTCCGCACTTAACGCCTTTTACACTGCGCAAAGAAAAAGCAGTAGAAGTTTTTGAGCTTATCAGGCGTTTAAATGGGTATATCGAGTATGAAAAGGAAGAAAAAGTAACAACGCAAGCAGAATCCAATATAATCGTAAGACCGGCAGGGGACAACTGGTTTTAACTTAAAAGTAAAGGCACATCAATACGATGTGCCTTTCTTGCTTTAGAAAAGAGGTGATACATACGGGCAAAGAAAATAACTATACCGCAAAATTTAAAGTTGATATATCCGATTTAAAGAAAAATATTACCGAAGCCAATAAAAATATTCGCATGGCAAATGCGGAATTCAAAGCGGCTACCGCTGGTATGGATGACTGGAAAAACAGTGCGGAGGGTATCAACGAAAAATTAAAACAGTTAACCAAAGTGCTTGATAGTGAAAACGCAAAACTTAAAAGCTACCAAGAACAACTGGAAAGAACGTCAAAAGCAGAAGAGGAAAACTCCAAGCGCGCAGAAGTACTGAAAAAGCAGTATCAAGAAGCGGCGAAACAGTTTGGTGAAAATTCCGAAGAATGCAAAAAATTACAATCTGCTTTAAATGCGGTTGAAAAAGAACAGGAAGCAAACGCAAAAGGTGTAGAGGATTTAAGAATCAAAATCTTAAATCAGCAAGCGACAGTCGGAAGAACTGAAAAAGAATTCCGAAACTACCAAAAACAACTCGAAAATGTAGAAAATGTTTCCAAGCAAGCAGAAGGCGCAGCGGATGATTTAAGCGGCAGTTTGAAAGATGTAGAGGGTAGTGCAGAAAACGCAACAACCAGTACAGAGAAATTAAAAGAAGGATTTACAGTTGTAAAAGGCGTTATTGCTAATCTCATAGCCGAAGGAATCAAAAAATTAAGCTCTGAATTTGTAGATCTTGCAAAACAAGCTGTAAATTTCAAAGCAGAATTTGAAAGCGCTATGAACACCTTGCAAGTACAAACTGGCATGAGTTCCAAAGAAATGGAAAAATACAACGGAATCATGAAGGAGATGTACAACAAAAATTACGGCGAAAGCTTTGATGATATTGCACAGTCAATAGCAACGGTGGCACAAAACTCAAAAGAAGTAGATCCTGCAAAAATTCAAGAGCTAACAGAAGGTGCATTAACCTTACGCGATGCTTTTGGATTTGAGGTCAACGAGACTATGCGCGCAGCCAATATGTTGATGGATCAATTCGGTATCAGTGGCGAAGAAGCGTATAACCTGATTGCACAAGGTGCGCAAAACGGACTTAATAAAAATGGTGATTTACTCGATACTATCAACGAGTACGCAGTACACTTTAAGCAAACAGGGCGCGGAGCAGAGGACTTCTTTAACATGCTTGAAAATGGCGCAGAAGAAGGTACGTTCTCCGTGGACAAACTGGGCGATGCATGGAAAGAATTTGGTATACGCGCAAAGGACACCACGACAACCACAACAGAAGCATATGAGATTTTAGGACTAAACGCCGATGAAATGCGTGCAAAATTCGCAGCGGGCGGGGAAAGTGCAAAGCAAGCAACAGATACAATTTTAACCGCGCTTTTCTCTATGGATGATGCAGTAAAGCAAAATCAAGCCGGCGTTGACCTTTTCGGCACTATGTGGGAGGACTTGGGAGCGGATGCAATAAAAGCTCTTAGTGATACCAATGGAGAAATAACAACTACTAAAAATAGCCTAGAAGAAATCAACAAAATACAGTACTCCGGTTTCAAAAATGAATTGGAGCAGATGGGGAGAGAACTGCAAACAAGCGTTTTTGAACCACTTGCCGAAAAGGTGATTCCACAAGTAAAAAAATTCTTCGATACTTTAAAAAGTAACGGTTCACTACAAAGTTTTTCTAATATCTTGGGTGATGTAGCGGGAATTTTTTTAGAACTGGCAAATAAATTATTACCGCCTGCCCTTAAACTTTTAGAAGGAATATTGAAAAATTTCAAGTGGTTAGCTCCTGCGGTTGG